CTTACAATAGTTACCGAAAGCGATAGTATCTTAGCACACCTAAAAAACAATTAAGATGCTACTCAAACAAGGCGACGCGTTGCAATACCTACTAGACGTAAGGGACGGCAAAATTAAACAAGGGCTTGGCTTAGATTGTGGACTAGACGAACACCTTAAATTTAAACCTAAGCAACTAAATATAATTCTGGGACATGACAACGTTGGAAAAACGTATTGGATAAATTGGTATTTTCTTACCCTAGCTTTAAAACATGACTTAACCTTTTGCATTTGGTCGGGTGAGAATCAAAAGGGGCAAATACTTCGCGACATGGTACAAATGTACCGAGGCAAACACTTTAACAAGTTAAGCCATTCACAAATTGCGGGCGACGTTGCTTACTTAGAACAATACTTTACATTTATTGACAACTCTAATTTGTACAAACCCGAAGAAATACTAGCGCTATTTGCACAAAGTGGGTGCAAAGTTGGACTTATAGACCCATTTACGGGCCTGGATCGCGAAATGTCGTTTAGTGGGAATTACGAATTTATGAATACAGCCCGCCAATTTGTCAATAGTACGGGTATGACTATCTACATAAACACGCACCCGAACACAGAAAGCGGTCGAAGCGGTAATTTATATACTGAGGGTGAATTAAAAGGACATTTGAAAGCCCCCTTAAAGGACGGAATCGAAGGGGGTAAGGCATTTTTGAACCGCTGTGATGATATGCTAGTAATTCACCGACTCATTAAACACCCCGAATATAAATTTAAAACATGGGTAAACGTCGAAAAAGTTAAAGACATGGAAACAGGCGGTAAGCATACCGAAATAGACTACCCTGTAGTTTGCGACTTTAACAGCGGTCTAGGCTTTACAATTAACGGAATCGACCCCTTACAAAAACACCGACCAAAAGACATACAAAAAACAATAACCGACGGCATTATTTCGACAAGCCAAAAATTACGCAACTTAAACACTTTTTAAAATGGATTTAGACTTAAAAATACTATGGGCTAAGAACACACTTTGGGTAGTCCGCGAACGAATTAAAAACGTAAGGGAAAAACTCGAAAAGGACAAACCAGACGCAAAGGACTACATTAACGGCGGTAAGGACAGCGAAGAACAATTACTAAAAACCGAGCTTGTTTTAATCGAAATGCAGAACGAAATAATAAGCCTAAACCGCGAACTTAACCAACTATCTAGACGCAACGCACAATTAAGGGTAGCTTATGACGAACTAAAAAACGAACTAAAATTTAAAGATATCGAATTATGAAAACTTTAAAAGTAGGATCCGACTTTAGCGGGGTTGGCGCATTTAACCAATCTTTAATTAGATTAGGCGTAAACTACGAAGAAGTCTTTGCGTGCGACATGGACAAATTCGCAAGACAAACTTTTATACATAACTACGGCGAACCTAAATATTACCCTTCGGACGTTTACGAAAGGGAAATACCTAAAGACTCGCTAGATATTTACATGACAAGCCCACCTTGTCAAGCGTTTAGTTTAGCTGGCAAACGAAAAGGTAAAGAAGACCTAAGGGGTATTTTGTTTTTCAATAGCCTAGAGTTTATTCAAAAGAACAATCCGCGCTTCTTTGTTTTTGAAAACGTCAAAGGTTTGCTTTCCGACGACGGGGGTAATACGTTCCAGGAATGGGTAAACTACTTAGGCGGTAAATCAGTTAACGGCGTGCCTGTTTTATTTCCTTATGATGGATCGGTTAATTACCATTTGTATTGGCAAGTTCTTAACGCAAAAAAGCATGGGATTCCACAGAACCGCGAACGAGTATTTCTAGTTGGTATTCGTGACGACGTAGACAATAAGTTTCAATTTCCCAAAGAAGAACATTTGAGCAAACGACTTAAAGACGTGCTAGAAAAAAACGTAGACGACAAGTATTTTGTCACAGAAGAAAAGATAAAATATTTACTTAGAACCGAAGGCACAACATTTGACGTCAATTCGAAAATATTAGAAAACGACTTACCAAATGAATCCAGGACTATTCAGTCGGGTTATTATAAAAGCGGGCGCGATTGTCAATTTGTCAAAGTTAAATCGGCAACGCAAAAAGGTTACGAAGAAGCTACTTTAGGCGACTCAATTAATTTTAGTGTGTTAAAAAGCGAAACAAGACGCGGGCGCGTAGGTAAAGGCGTGGCGCAAACGTTAGACACTTATTGCAATCAAGCAACAATGCAAAGCAAAGGAATAAGAAGACTAACGCCGCGCGAATGTTTTAGACTTATGGACTTTCCCGACTCATTCACTTGGCCTGTGTCCGACTCGCAAGCTTACAAACAAGCTGGTAACTCAATAGTTGTAAACGTATTGTATAAAATTTTAAAGCAATTGCCGTTATGAGGTGTAAGAATTGTAAAGACAAGTTCGAACCTATACGCTTTAACCATAAATTCTGTTTAAAAGACGAATGCATCAAAGCTTTTGTAGAAGAAGCCAAAGCGGCTCAATGGAAAAAGACTAAGGTAAAGCTAAAGAACGACCTTAAAACGACCACAGACTGGCTAAAAGAAGCTCAAAAGGTATTTAATACTTTTATTCGTCTTCGCGATCGAGGTAAGCCTTGCGTAAGTTGCGGCGGTTCACTAGGTGAAAAATACGACGCGGGGCATTATTTCAGCATGGGAGGACACAAAGCCGTTACATTTAATGAAGACAACGTACACGCTCAATGTGTTACTTGTAACCGCTATAAACACGGCAACTTATTAGAATATCAAATAGGCATAGAAAAGCGAATAGGTCCAGAACGTCTACTAGAGTTGCACGAAAAAGCCCACGACGTGCGCAAGTATACCCCCGACGAATTAAAAGAAATTATAAAAAAATATAAAAAAAAGATTGCAGAATTAAAATAACCCCTATATTTGCATATAATAACTAAACAAAACAGAACATGAAAAATTTATTTAAAGCGCTTGCGGCTTTTCAGCAAGAAGTACCTGTAATTCACAAAGGCACGCAAGGGTTCGGCTATTCTTACGCCGACTTACCCGCTATTTTCGACAAGATTAACCCGTTACTAAAAAAACACGGGCTAGGCTTTACCCAAATGCTAGACACCAAAGACGGCATCGACTACATTGTAACGCTGATTTTCCACGTAGAAAGCGGCGAAAACCTCGAAAGCAAAGTTGCAATACCACACGTAACGCTTAAAGGCATGAACGACTACCAAAGCTTCGGCTCTGGGGTTACATATTTTCGACGTTACGCCCTTAGTTCGTCTTTAGGACTTGTTACAGACAAAGACACGGACGCAAGCGGCGAACAAGTAAAGAAATTACCCACCATTGACCAAAAACGCTTTCAAGACGCGTGCAAAGCAATTGTAGACGGCAAAGTAACCAAAGAAAAGATAACGTCTAGCTTTACATTAACCGAGTCGCAAACCGAAATGCTTAACGCTATATGAACACTTTTAAAGTTAGATGCTCGTCGATTGGTAAAATCATGACATCCCCGCGTTCTAAAAGCGAACTACTAAGCCAAACGGCTAAGACCTACGTCGAAGAACAAGTATTGCTAGCAAAATACGGAATACGTAAAACCTTTAGTTCACGCTACACAGACAAGGGCAACCTAGTCGAAGACGAGAGCATCCGTATTGCAAGCGAAGCCCTAGAGTTAGGGTTCTTAATCAAAAACGACGAACACTTTAGCAATGAATGGCTAACAGGAACGCCCGACGTAAACACGGATGACCTACTTTTAGACGTAAAAAGTTCTTGGGACGCTACGACGTTTCCATTCTTTGCTACTGAAATACCGAATAAGGACTATTTTTTTCAGCTGCAAGGGTATATGGAACTTGTCGGAAAAACCGACGCGTTGCTAGTCTACTGCCTAGTCAACACGCCCGAAGACATGGTGCAAGACGAAATAAGACGCGCCCATTGGAACGCTAAGCTTTTAGAAGAAGACCAGGAACTAATCGAACAAGTTACAAAGCGCCACAACTTCGACCATATACCCGACAACCGCCGTGTTAAGTTCTTTGAGGTAAAACGTGACGACGAAGTAATAGAACAAATTAAAGAACGCGTCGAACTTTGCCGCGAGTATTACGAAACCCTTTATAATTTCTTATGAACCAGCAAATAGAAGACCAAATAGTTTTACGCGTTTTAAGCCATTTTGCCGAACGTTCGCAAGTCGGGATAAAGAAGTACAACACCACGCTAGAAAGAAGCGACCTAAGCACCTTAGAATGGCTCACACACGCACAAGAAGAAGCTATGGACTTTGTACTTTACTTAGAACGACTAAAAGACGAATACAAAACGAACAAGAATAAGGGGTAAAAATTGCCCCATAAGTAAACACGAAATGTAATAAGGGATAGGCGCAACAACTCCCGTTTTCAATAGAACGCTGACGGCTCGGAAAGACGAGCATATTTTTTAACTAAACAACAAGAACAATGAAAGCAACGCTACATTTTGACCACGACGAAAGGGACGAGCTAGAAGACGCGATTAATGCGTGGAAATGGAAAGACGTGGTTTCTCATCTGGATCAAGAACTTAGAAGCATTGTAAAACACGGATACATGGGAAACCGAGAAGCCACCGAACAAGAAATAGAAGCAGCCGACAAGTTAAGGTCAAAGCTTCGCGAATTAGTAAACGACAACAATTTAAATTTATAAAACAAAACAGAATGAAAAGAATAAACCTAGAGTCTTACAAAGACTTATTAATCGAAATGAACGAAAAGCCGCACTTTCGGTTTGACGAACTCAGCCAAAAGCGTTGGGACGTTTTTAATGTCTTAAAGACGAACGGCTACATTAAGAAAGTAGACAAAGCCCTTTACACCTGGGCAGCTAAAAAACCAACCCGCGCAACTGCTAAACGTGTAGCAATGCTAACGACTGAATACCGCAAGTCCTGGGCATCTAGTCAAAAGGACAAAAAGGACATACAAACAAAGCTAATCTTTAAAACTCCTAAACCTAAACCAATGGACAAACGAGAAAGCCGCGAACAATTGGCCGCAATTAGCACAATGATTTTGATTACGGCGCTTTGTATTGCTATGGTCATTGCCTTTATTAGTAACTTTTAAAACCAAATACAATGAAAAAACGAGTAGAACAAGTAAGAATAGAACAAGTCGATAACGGCTATTTTGTTTACGTTGGTAGTAAGTGCGACGGAAGTTTAGAGCAATATGCTTATGAGTCTATGTGTGGAGTATTGAGCTTTTTAGATAAGCATTTTACACTAAGAAACAATGGAGTAATAACAAGCGACGTAATAGGAGCAGTAAACATAACACTTAAATAATAACAACATGGATAACAAACTAAACACGGGCGCGATCTTTAAGAACGACAACAAGAAAGCGGAAAACCATCCAGACTACCGCGGTAGAGTAAACGTAAACGGAAAAGAAATGGAAATTGCCTTATGGGTTAAACAAGGTAAAAACGGCAGTTTTTTCTCGGCTTCATTTAGTGAACCATACGTAAAGACGGAAGCGCCTACAATTTCACCCGTAGTGGCAAACGACGACTTACCCTTTTAACTTATGATTATGTTTATTCAAGACGAAGCGCTTAGGCGTGGTATTAAAGACCTATTGAAAACACGAACCCGCAACCAAATTGTAACAGAAATAAAAGAAAAGACGGGTAAGTTTCACCATTTTCAAATAAACAACTTCTTGAATGGCAAAGACGTAAACCTTTCAACCCTCATTAAGTTAGACGAATATCTTTACAAACACCTACACTAAGACTAGCCCCCGTAAAAAGGGGCTTTTTTATTTAAAAAATGTCTTGTTTAATAATTAAGCTTATATTTGACTAGAATTTAACCAAATGGAAATACTACTTTACATTGCTCTAGCGTGGTTTCTTACGAACTTTGAGCCATTACAAGACCTACTAGACAGCATCTTTACCGAAGTGCCTTTAAACCGCTTTACAATCTATTTGCACGGGGCGTTTGGTTGTCCAAAGTGTATGGGGTTTTGGGTTACGTGGCTCGTTAGTGGTGAATTTCTTACCGCGTGCCTAGTTTCTTTGTGTTCTTACGTTGTCGACTTATGCTTAGCGAAGCTCAATTACTAGAAATACACGGAATACTTGCCTACTTAAAGC